CTACTCTTCAGTATTATCTCTTCTCTCAAAATTATATCTCTTATTCATTTTCTTTGACTTATATGAATTATAATGCCCCGATCTTGATTCCTCCGCATTATCATCCTTAGTCTTATCCTCAGAAGTTTCCTCTATAGCCTCAGTTTTTTCCGAATTTGTATTCAGATTCTTAAGCTCGTTCTGTAACTTCTCAGAATACTCAGAGTAGTCAGTAACATTATATTTATCCATAACAGCTTTAACATCCTCAATCTTTTTGATCCCTATGTTATAACCAGCTATTACATCATATAAATCATGGCATTTCTCTGTATCGAAGTTAAACTTCCACGATGGTTCCGATTTATTGTTACATGAGGGGCAGTACAAATAAGATTTTTGACAAAAGATGCAAAATCTTTCTTTACTCATAGTTATTTTCTCCAATCTAAAAAATCATAGGGGAAATTAATCCCCTATGATTAGTTATTTGCCTGTAGACTAAATTAATCAGTCCACTGCTTCGTATCATACGCATCTGTATCATCCGCAACAGCGATGTAATACAGAACCTGTCCTTTACCGCAGTAATCCTTAAATGCCGTAGCTGAGAAATTCTGAGTTGATTCAGTATCAACCGTCCAGTCAAAGTCCGGACTCATCTGGAACTTCTCGAATACGATATAAAGCGCAAGAACCTCCTCTGACTCGCAAAGGTCTGAGCAGAGTACTCTGAATGTAGCCTTGCATTCCTTCGGGAATCTATCGCCCTGAACATCAACTCTTGCGGCAGTTGTTCCAGAAACTACTGTACGCTCATACTTAATCTGAACCTGCTCAGTAGCGTTTGTAGGAAGTGTAAGAGTAGTTCCACTAAGAACATATGTATTCTCACCAGCAACAGGGTCTGCACCAGTAGCTGGAACATACTTCTTATCAATATCAACGTTTCCGTTATCAGTTGTTCCATAAAGCTGGAATGTACCAGCGATAGGCTGTTCTGGCAGAGTAAGAGTAGTAGCTGGAGCTACAGGCTTACTTGCAAGATAAATTCTTGGCATTCTTACGTTAGTACCAGTAACCTTGCTAACACCGTTCTGTGTAGCGAAGAGGTTGAGTGAGAATGTTGCGTTTTCACCAGATACCTCTACAGACTTAGATGTAAAATATCTCTTAAGAAGCGCACCCTGTGCGTCTGTCTTATCTTTAGTTTCAGAAGTTGTATTGATTGAGAAATTTGAAATCTGATCAAGAACCGCGAGAACGTCGCCAGTAGACTTAGACTCAAACCAACCATCAACAACTCTATCAATAACGAGATTATCAAAACTTGCTATCATAGTTGTATTCTCCTTTTTCTTATTTTTTTTAAATTAAAAAGACACCGCTATTTCTTAGCAGTGTCATCATTACTCGGTTTAATATTCAATTTTCCACCGTTAGGCGACAGAGACTCTTTAAGCGTCTTGCCACCATGACGATTATATTTTTCATCACTATAAGTCCATTGAAAGTTAATCGATGGAATTTTCGAGGTATCAACAAACCCCGACATAGAACCTTGTAGCATAGCACATGCCTGTTTCTTTCCTTGAATTTGAATCAATGACTTAGTGAATTGATACATCGTGAGATCAAATACGGTTTCATATGTATATGGAAATTCCTCAGTATTAACCAAGGAAATAATCCCATTATGAAACATTGATTCATAGGCATCATTTTTATGCCTACTACGTTGCTTACGGTCATCCATAACAAGTATCATAGCCGTAGTTTTATTTGCGGCTTTACGACCTTTATGAACAAAGCCAATCATTTCACGGACGTATTTAATCATATCTTTATATAGTTCTTCTGTAAAAATATATTGAGCCGGTTCATAATCGACTCCATTTACAGATATAGGTTCTACGTTTACAAGTACGATCTGACCATCAGTATCGTCTTCATTTTTCTTCATACTCATAGGTACTAATTTTGAAAAATCTAAATCCCCAAATACTAGCTTAGTGTCTTCAACAGTAAACGACCTTACCGCCTGAATGAAAAATTGCCAATCAGACACTGTCATAAAATCAATGCCCATATCAGCAAATACGGACGGCATATCCCACGCCGCCGAACACATAATCCAAAATGTATTTAGAAATTTCTGTTCACCTGCCTCTTCGATTTCACCAAGGGTAGGTTGTCTAATTGTCAACAAATCACTAACTTTAATTGGTCTGCCACGGAGTAACTTAAGCTTATCTACTTCTTCCATAGCTATCGCCTCAAGTTAAAAGTCCTTCCGTCAGATTTGGTTAGTGAATTTGTTGTTTTCTGTTCAAATATTAGTGTACGAGTTGAATAATCATTATCAGTAACACTCGGCTTATCAGAGATAAGCTTTAACTGATTACCGAAAAGATTAGAACCATTGAATTTATCAATTAATATTCCCGCAATAAGATCGTGTCTTGCGGCACCAATCTCAGAAACAATAGCTGTTTTTTCGTGGCAAAGAATATAGAAGATTATCTGCTGATATTTTATATCAGGATTATATCTAGCCTCAGAATCAAAAGATATCTCGTAACAGAGATAATTCTGTACATCAGTCTGTGTTTCCGGAATTAAAAACATTGGCTTTATAATCTTTCCAAAATACTCGTCATTTTCAGCTTCAGAATCTTCTAATTCTTTATTATTAAGCAACCATATAAGAACATCGTCTTCGAGGAGTTTTTGTTTAATAATCTCCTTATATCTGATATCATCCTCATTAGGTTTCTTTTTTAAGTCTATAAGGTATTGTTTCTGTTCAGGAGTAAGTTTTCTTTTTCTTTCAGCCATTACAGCACCTCCTTACAGACTCACGATTTCAAATTGTTTCTCCGCTATTATGTTGTCGCGGGTATTCTTTATAGTTAATACTTTACCCAAATATTCTTCGTCTCCAATAAATTTAACTTTAATAGTATTCGGAGAATCGGTTTCTAATACCTTGACCAAATCGGATACATCAGTGTCGTCTATGAGGTACGACCATTCACCCGGTGTTTGATCCACAGTATCAGTTTGGGTAGAGTAATAGGTTAAGGTAATTGTTTTATAACTACCATTTACTTTAAGGTGTGGCTTTGTGCCGGAATATGTTATCTCAACATAATCGCCGTATTCTTGTGGCGGTGGGGCAGAAGTGATGTCAGATGGAAGATTAGATTCTTTAAGAAGATCTGCCCAAGCTGCAATCCAATTACCATTTTCGTCTTTTTCTATAACATCAGTGTATTGATTATATTCATCTTGATACAAAGTTATATTCATTAATCCAAACGGATTGATACCTTCTACTTTGGTAATTCGCCAGCAAATCGGAGTTTCGATTTGCGGAGAGTAAATTATTCTCATGTTGTGAAATAAGGTTGCGGTTTCTTTATTGTATGGCACCACAAATTTTGTCTGATTTTCCTGTGACGACATTTTGTATTCTCGCCACTCTCCGTAATTATACGAATTCTGAGAGCGTGGCGCACCCCACATTTTATATTTTTTGCCATCATGTACCCAACAGTATCTATAAGTACACGGCAGTATAGACCAATTAGGAAAATCTCCATTGTACTTATTTGCTTCTGCGACTACTAACCACTTCCGCCAAATACCATCTTGATCCTTTATGTCGAGATACATTCCCAAAGGATATTCACAATGGCATGTCTCTTCAAATGCCTCCTTATAATAAGGAACATTACACTTATAAGATGGTTTAAACATTATTCTATAATCAACCGTATCTTTCGAAAGCGACTGATATGCGTTTATAATGTACTTAATATCCACCGGTATCTTACTTTTTGAGCATTCTGGGTGAAGATGAGTATTCTTATCTTTCTCGTCATCATGATAATAATCATAAAAATAAGCTACCATACTCGCAGGGTCGTCATACCAAGTATGCTCAATTATATCCTGAGCTTCATATGAATGTCTCTGACCATTAGTATGAACACCACCCATGCCGAGAGCTTGTTTATATTCATGTAGATTCATAACCCACCTCCTACTCCGAAGGCGGTGCAATCTTCATAACCTCGGCACCAGCATCCAAAATTAATTTGCGGTACTTCGCAAAATCAAAGTTATCGGTTATAGTATTTTTAGCTTCCTCAAGTAAACTAAGCACAGTAACTAATTCTGTTGGTTCACCCAATAACTCATTGAGTCCTGAAATGCGCCACAAAAGAGTAGTATTGGCTTGTACTAAGTCTACCTTTGGAAACTTTTCTTTGGCTTCTAAGTCTTCCGCTACAAGTAGCAGAAAGAATATTTGTTTACGTAATATCTCTTTAATCTCCGAGATTTGCATATCTGCAAACTCGCCGTATTTATGAGGATACATTAGACATTACCTAGGTAAGGGTTATAGATATAGCCCTTATCACTTAATAATGCACGAACTTTGTTGTAAGCATCATCTTCGATTTCTTTAACTTGACCTAAGTGACTACTTTGGGAATAAAATTTTTCTTCCTTGCTATTAGTCATCATATGATTTAAAAGAGTAGTAGTTTTAACCTTTGGGCTAATCCACTCGTAAACCATTTGACTACTAAGAAGTTCCTCAACAAAGTTCTTATCGTGATAATCATCTACCGAAGATTTAAGAGTATATTCAATTTCAGCAATTTCATCATCTGCTGAAAATGTGTCAAATATTCTGTATATGTAAGTATGAGACAGAGAAGATTGAAGCCACTCCTTCATCTGATTAGTTGCACTAGGTTCTGGTAACCCAGCAAATTCATAATCACGAATCTTATTTAAGAAGCGTGAATATATATCATTATAGGAAGAGGTCATATTCACACCTCCCTTATATTAGTTTGACAGAAGCTCATTTAACAAACTAAGGTCAGTACCAAATGCCTCATCAAGAGTTCTAATTCTTCTAATACTATCAATCTCTCCAGATACAATCATATTAACAGCTATAGATTTAAGAGATTCAACGGCTCCCTTAGGTAGCTTACTAATTGCTTCTTTCATCTGATAATCTGGCATATCAAGTATTTCCTTAATGTTTTTTGTGGCAAAATGTTCTTTATAGAACTTACCAAGTGCTGGATATTCAGCTATGAAATCTTCGTCCATAATAATTATTCTTGGATTATATATAGCTTTATTTCTTGCGACTACAAGAGCTACAAGGTCTCTATACGTAATCTCCGTTTCGTAATCATAATCAACAAATGTATATTTCATATTAGTTGCCAATCCATCAACAAATAATATGCCATGAGTAACAGAACGACATCTGATACCATCGTTAGGATTAAACTTTTTTGGTTCTGGCTTAGATACTGTCTGATTTACCTCTTCGGTTTTAACTTCTTCTGTCTTTAAAGTTGATTTTGTCATTGCTTTTCTAGGCATAATTAATTCTCCTTTTGTTCATAAAAAAGGAGAGGAATAAACCTCTCCTTAAATTGTTTTATCTTAGATATCCCAATATCCGAAATATCTTCCGAGAACAACTGCAAATCCAAGTCTTCTCTGTACTTCATATGTCTGAAGATCAGATGTGTAAATCTCACCCTTCTCCATATGCTCTACAATCTCTGTGTCGCCCTCATCAATCATCTTGATAAACTTACCAGCGTCACCGATAACTGGGATAATATAAAGCTTATCTGTATCAAATACATAGTTAGTCATACTCTTATCCTTAAATCTATTAGGGATAGTAACAAGAGTTGTACCTTCATAGATACCAATATTACCAGTATTCATTACAGAATCTCTCTGATCCTTAGCTGCCCAATTAACATCAGCCATTCCGCTGATAGCTGCAAGAGCGCTCTTTGTACCCATAATAACAACCTCTGCACCATTGTTTGCAGCTGAAACTGCCTCGATGATTCCATCGAAGCTTGACTTATTTGTAGCATCAAGAGTACCAGTTCCCTTAAACTGAGCTGGGAGAGAAGTAATAGCAGAACCGAGTGCTGCATATGTTTCTTCCTGAATCATTGCTACATAAGAACGTCCAATGTTAGAAATCCACTTTGACCAATCTACATCACCAAGGATGTAACGATTAATATCAGCACCAATCTTTACTACCCAGAGATCTGTCTCTACAGGAATTGTACGTCTTCCTCTAAGTCTCTGAAGAATATGATCATGATGTGACTCTCCAGCCTTTGCGATTGAGAAGAGTGCATCCTCATCCTCAATAACGAAGTCTTGTCTGTCGCCATAAGCGATTGTCTTTCTATCAACGAGTGCGTTGAAGAAATCAGACTCTTTAAAGTTAACGTCTATAACTGTGTCAACGGTATCCTCAATAATATCATACCAAGCTCTACCATTATCTCTAACTGCTCTACGAACAGCCTTTTTATCCTTAATATCTGTAATACCAAGCACCTGACGAGAAAAGTCGAGAATCTTGGCATTAGCTTCCTGCTTTGTTATTACTCTACCTGACTCAGCATCATAAATCTCGCGACCAAGAGCAACGTCTGTCATAAGATTTGAAATTGAGTCATAGTCTGTATCATTAGCTGCAAATACAGCCATTACATGTTCATTAAAATTCTTAGCCATAATTTAATTCCTCCTTTCCTCGATTATGGTTGTACAACGTACTTTCCAGCACTGTACTTGACTGTCTTACCAACTGCAGGTGTGCCTGTGAAAGCTGCATCACTAAGTGTTACAATATCACCAAGGTGAAGTTCCATACCCTGAGTTACATCACCAGTTGCGTTGTAGAAGAGAGCTTCATCTCTGAGTTCTACTTCTGGATAAGGACTCTTTGGTGTGTTATAAACAAAGAAGATCTGTCCATCGAGCTTTGTAAACTCAACATACCAGCCACCTTCTGCAGCCGCCTC